TCGCGTACGTGTCGGCCGTCAAGACGACGGCCGACGTCCCGAGGACCGGCCCGCCGAGGTCGCCACGCGACACGAGGACCGCGCCGGCCGGCGTGCGCGACACGGTCGCTTGCACGAGGCCCGCGCGACGCAGTCGCATGATCGGGGTAGTCGCCGTGACGGCATTCGGGAAGACCGCACAGCCGCTGATCAGCGCGGCGGTGCCGGCGATCGCGAGGCGCACCTCTTGCCCCGCACCGGGCACGAGCGCGCCACTGGTGCCGCGCCGGCCGGCCGCGACGAGGATCGTGGCGCCGGTCGCACTCGCGTAGCGCGTCGCGAGTTGCGGCGTCCCGTAGCGGTCGAAACTATCCAGCCAGCGCAACATGCCGTCAGCCCTTCGGTTGCTGATAACTGAACTGCGTCAGCGTCACGCTGCCGTGCAGCACGAACGTGACCGACGACAGATTGAGGTCGCACCCGAGCAGCCCCACGCTGCCGTCGTAGACGGGCGTGGTGCCGTCGCTCTTGACGGCCCGAAACCAGGTGCCCGTGCCGTCCGCGTCGATGTCCAGGTCTGGCGTGACGGGGTTGCCCGCCGCAATCCCGCCGACAGCGGGGGCGAACGCGGGCGTGCCGAGCTTGATCGAGGCGAGCAGCGTTTGCCCCCCCAGGACCGTGTCGGCCGTCGCCGGCTGCACCCCGGCATAGATGCGCAGCCACCCGCCTGTGAGTAGTGCGCACACGGCATTGGCCGAGGCGTTCGCGGCGACGTCGGTGAGTTTCGGATTGAAAGCCATCAGGACACCAGTGCCATGCCGATGGCGGCTGCGTTCACTTGATCCATCGTCCAGTACCCGCCCCAACTCGCCAAGGGTTTCGGCACGATCACCGCACGATAGCCGACGGTCAACGGGACCGACGGCCCCACGTACCCGACCCCGCTATCCGAGTACACCCCGGCGATACTGCGCGGCGGTGATCCGGTCTTGCGCGCCGTGATCACGATCTGGACGGCACGAATGCCTTGGCTCACCCGCGCCAGCGGCAGGATCTTGTAATAGTCGGCCTGGCCGACGATGCCCGATTCGACGTACGTCTCGTCGGCGTTCGGCGGCACCTCGTTGACGGCCGCCCAGTTGCTCGCGCCCGTGTTGTGCGTCCACATTTCCTGATACGACGCCTGCGGCACGACACATTCCCCGGTGAGGTCGCCGAGCCAGGTGGTCACGCCGTCGCCGACGTTCTGATCGGAATAGATCATCAGGTCGTCGACGTCGAGCGTGCCGACGCTTTTCTCCAGGCCGACGTACCACCCCGTCCACCCGGCGGCATTCGGGTTCAGCGTGGCGAGGCCGGTCTGCGCGACGAGCTCCACGCCGTTCACCCGAATCCAGACGCCGCCATTGGTCGCGTGGAGCAGCACGGCGACTTCGATGCTGGTGTAACTGTTGACCGGCCAGACACCCGGCCCGGTCGTCACGAAGATCGCCGCGCTGCTCAACAGCGGCGGCTCGTTGCCGGTCTGCCGATGGACGGTGATCGCCCCGTCGTCCTGGCGCGCGAAGACGAGATGCCCGCGCGTGCCGCTCCACAGGTTGAGGAACCCGAAGCGCCCGACGCTGGTCCGCTGCAGCGACCCCGCCAGGGTCGCGAAGGCGCCCGCTGGCGACGGTGACGCGACCGCCACCTTCGACACGTACCCGCCCGCGCCCGTGAAGCGGACGCTACTCGTGCCGAAGCGCCCGGTGCCGACGCTGATTGCCTGCGCGCTGCCGACCGCTTCGTACTTGGTCGACAGGTCGGTGTAGTGGTCGAACGTATCGCCGAAGTGCCACGCCATCGCGCTTACCTCCCCAACACGTCATGCATGGCCGTCAGGCCGCGCCCGCGCCGCAGTTGATTGATCAGCGCCGGGAACACCTTCTGCTCCACGACGGTTTTAAAGTCGGTGGCGTCGAGCGTCGAGATCGCAAACGTCACGTGCACGTCGCCGCCGGCCGTCGCGGCGGCCGACGTGGCCGTCGGCGGGCGCAGCGCATAGTCCGCGCGCATGACCTGCCCTTCGGTCACGACCGCTTCGCGCCCGTGCAGGACGGCCAGCGTGCCCGTGCCGAAGTCCTGAAAGCCGCCGCTGCCGCTCGCGAAGGCCGGCAGGGCGGGCGCGGTCGTCGGGGCGCCCGTGGTCGCATACGTGACCGGCACGACGATCGGCGGGATGGTCATGTGGGTGAGGTCGGTCAACGACGCCGTCAGCTTGTCGATCGCGTCCGCGAGCTTCGTCATGCTGTCGTCAATCGGCGTCGCTTCGAACGAGATGTTGGAGACGTCTTCGAGCTTGTCGCCGTTCTCGTCGGTCAGCTTGCCCGCGCGCAGCAACTCGTCAATCAGCGGGCGCATGTTCTCCGGAATCGCGGTGCCAAACTTCTTCGAATCGGTCACGAGTTGACTGATCTCGTCGGCCATGCCCGCGAGGATGCCGCCCGCGTCGCCGCCCGCCTTCGTCAGGGCTTCGAAGTCGCCCGTGATGGCCTTCGCGCGGCCTTCGAGGTCGGCTTGCTGGAAGCTCTTGCCGAGTCCCTCGAGCGTCACGCCGTACTTGGCCGCCGTCTGCGTCAAGGCTTCGAAATTCGGCTTCACGTCCTGCGTCAGGGCGAGCAGAGCGGCGCGCTGCTCGTCGGTGACGCCGCGCAGCGCCGTGAGTTGCGTGACCGCCGCCTTGAACTGGTCGGGCACCGTGCCGCCGAACGCCTGCGCGGCCGTCGTGATCGCCTCGATGCCGGTCGCGAGGTTCGTGCTGCGGGTTTCCGCGTCGGCCAGAATCGCCACGATGGGCCGCAGCGCCTCGTCTTCGGCTTGCGCGCTCTCGTGCGTCGCATCCAAGGCGCGCTGCAGCGCGGCTTGCGCTTCCTCGCCCGAGTAGCCCATGACCGCATACGCGTGGCCGACCGCATCGACCGTCGCGGGCAGCGACCCGTACAGGTCTTGCAGCTTGGCGAATTCGACGCGCGCGTCCTTCTCGTTCTGGCTGACGGTGAGGAAATGTTTCGCGAGCAGATAGACGCCGACGGCCGCGGCGCCGATGCCCATCGTGGCGGCGCCGAGGGCAATCGCCCCGCCCACGCCCGCTGCGGCGAGGCCCGCGCCGGTTGCGCTCGCGGCCAGGGCGGCGCCGCCGATCCCGGACGCCACGCCCGCAATCATCCCGGCCGTCGGGCCGCCCAACTCCGAGCCGACGGCCGCCGCGCCTGCCGTGCCCGCGCCGATGGCGGCGTTCTGTTTGAGGGTCAGCGGGTGCCCCGCGTCCTTCATCTTGGCGGCGTAGGACACAATCACGTCGTTGGCGAGCTGCGTGCCGAGCGACTTCGCCGCGCCCGACAATCCGCCACCGCCTTCGAACGCGTGCTGCATGATGGCGGGCAACCCCTTCAGCGCGTCCTCGTAGACGTTCGCGAATTGCGTCGCTGCGCCGCCCGCTTCCAGAAAGTGTTCCTTCGCCGCGCCCGACAGATCCGGCATCAACCCGATCGTGCGCGCGAGCTGCGCTTGCAACGCCTCGTGGGACTTCCGTTGCGCGTCCGTGAACGCCGTCTCGGCGGCCTGGGCGCGCGACAGGTCATCGAACCCCTTCGCCATCGGAATCAAGCCGTCGTACGTCAGCCCCTTCCCGGTATTGAGCATCTGCTGCCACGTCATCGTCAGCCCGGTGAAGGCGGGGATGGCGCGCGCGGAGACGTGCGTCGTGATGCGTTCGAGGTCTTTGTCGACGCGATCGAGTTCCTTCTCGAGTTCGGTGTTGGCGCTCAGGAAGCGGCGCACGGCTTCGCCGGACAGCTTCATCTTGAAGCCGATCTCATCGACCGACAGGCCCAGCGCGTCGAGGCGCAGCGCTTCGGTTTTCTGCGCGTCGCTCAGATGGCCGACGTCGCGCGTCGCCTCGCGAATCTTGACGTTGATCGCCTCCAGTTTCTTTTCGTATTCCTCATTCGCCTGCACCGTCTTATTGACGGCTTTCACCTGACGGTCGAAGGCGGCGTCGAGGTCTTTCAGGTCGGCCGGCAGCCCCGGTGCCTTCGCGCCCTGGAACATCGCGGGCGTGCCGGGTTGGATCTGCTTCAACTGCGTTTCGACGTCGGCGATCAGTTGCCGCGCTTTCAAGACGTCGTCGGGTTCGATGACCTTGAGCTGCTGCAGGAATTTGACCAGTGCGGTGCCACTGAAGCCTTTCAGGCCGCGCGCGAGCGACGCGATCGAATCGCCGAGGCTGTCGAGCGCGAAGACCGTCTCCTTCGACATCCCGACCGCCGCGTCCTTCACGTCATCGAAGCCGCGTTTAATCGTCGGCAGGATCTCGGCCGCGCCCTTGCCCATGATGGCGGTCGCGAGCGTGACCTGCTTGTCGGCGTCCTCGACCTTCGCGAGCGCGGCGGCTATCTCGTAAAACTTGTCCTCGGTGCTCAACGTGCTGAGGTGTTCGAAGTTGAGGCCGAGTTCGTGCACGGCGGCAATCGCGCCCTCGTTCTTGCTGCCGAAATTCTTCTGCATCTTATTGACGGCGCCGGCCAGATCCTCGAGCGAGTTCCCGGCGTCGTCCGTCGCAATGCGCCAGCGCTGCAGCGTCTCCACGCCGACACTGGTTTTGTCCGACAGCTTCGTGAGGGCGTCCGCATCATCGAGCGCCGCCTTGCCGACCGACACGAGCGCGCCGATGCTGATGCCCAGGCCCAGCGACCCCATCAACCCGTTCACCATGCCGAGGCTCTTGGCGTACGACTGCAGGCCCGAATCGGCTTTGGTGAGTCCCTTCGCGGCTTCCGCGCCGCTGGCGCTCATGCCCGCGACGAGCTTCGCGGACGCGACCGACGTCTGGCCCGCTGCGGTCATGCCACGGGTCATCGCGTCCATCTGCCCAGCGGTCTTCTGGGCTTGGTCGCCCGCCTGCTTCTGGGCGGTGATGAACTGCTGTAGTTCGACGATCGCGGGCGGGATGGCGCGCCCGAGGGCCGTGTATTTCGCGACCGCTTTGTCCAGGAGGGCGTTGCCGCGATCGAGTTCGGCGGCCGTCAGTTTCGCCGCGCCGGCCAGCGCGCCCTGGCCCTGGCCGAGTTCGCTGAGCGCGGCGACGTAGGTATGCGCCGCCCGAATCAGCTTGTCGCCGCCGAGCGAGGCCGCCATCTTCTCGGCGGCCGCGCGCGTCGCTTCGATCTGGCCGGTGCCCGCCTTGAGATGCTCGGCGAGCTCCTTGGTGTTGTCCGACCAGCGAATGGGGATGTTGACGGACATGGATTATTCCAGCAGCCGGGCCGCCGTGCGTTCGGCGGCGGCGGTCATGTTGGCGCGGTAGCGATCGGTCTCAGCGGCGCCTGCCGGGCGCATGAAGGGGCGCGCGGCCATGAACCGCGTCCCGTACTCCAGCCACATCGACAGATTCGCGGGCTTGTCGGCGGTGCCCGGGGCGTTGACGACGTACTGCCGGCGATCGGATTCGTCCAGCACGCGGATCGCGCCCGCCGTCGCACCCGTGCCGTGCGTCTGCGATCGGAGAAGCGCCTGCGCGTGCGCGGCGATCCGATCCGCCGAGGCGCGCGCCTCGCCCTTCAACGCCTCCGTCACGGCGGCGGGCAGCCGCGCGATCGCCTGGTCGAGCGCCCGCAGCTCGGGCAGGCTACTGGGCACGTGGCCTCCGTTGAATCGGAATCCCCAGCCGCGCGCTCAACTGCTGCAGCGCCGCTCGCTGCCCGGCCGGCCCTTCGGGCTGGCCGCGATCGAGCAACGTCCGCAGACTCGGCAAGCGTTTCGTGTTGTTCGTCTGCACGTTCACCCGCATGATCTGCCACGCCAGAATCAGATCCCGATCGTGTTCGTCCTGGTGCTTCTGGCGCGCGAAGCGCCGCTCGAGCCACAACTCTTTCAGCGACAGCGCCCAGAACTGGGCGGGTGTCAGCCCGAGTCCTCGGCAGTCGACGTAGAGTTGGCTCCAATCCCATCCCCGCCCGCGCCGCCGTCGGGAGGGTTTGCGCTACCGCTCCCATTCTTCGGCGGCTCGTCGGGCGGCGAATTCAAGGCGAACAAGTCCACCATCGCCGCCTTCACGACTTGCATCTTGACCACGTCGATCAGATCGCCGACGACCACTTCGTTCTGGAACTCGCGCGCATGACGGGGTTGCAGCACCGCGAACGTCATCGCGCGCAACGACCGCAAATCCAACCCGATGATGGCGTTGAGGATCTGCCCGTACGACTTCCCCATGCGCTGCTCCATCGCGCACATGGCATTGGTCGACAGGACAAGGGTATAGGTCTTCGTCGGCGTGACGAGGTCGACCTCGCCCCGAGAGGGGTTCGCCATACTGCCTCCCGTCGCTTACGGGTGGGCGGGGGCGGCGGCCCGATCGCGGCGACCACGCGTCGCCAAGGGCGTCACGGGCGGCGGACCCACGAAGTAGTCCTGCAGCGGCGTGATCTCCAGCGTGAAGGGCACCAGGTTTTCGGTGCTCATCTCGCCGACCTGATACTTGCTGACGATGCCGCGTATGTCGAGCGTGAGGTTGTCGAAGTCATCCGGCATCGTGATCCGGAAGTTGTTCTCGGCCACGGTCTGCCAGAGGGCGAGGAGGTTGTGCGTGGTGTCGAACCCGTCGCCGCCGGCCAGATTGTGGGCGCCGTGGCCGGGCACGTAGTGGCCCTCGCACACGATGGGCCCGGAGTCGCGGATCGTGCCCTTCTTCTCGCGGTGGCGATTGGGACTGCGCAGATGCGTCGCATCGACGACGCCGGTCGTCATATCCCCCGGCGTGACCTTCATGATCACGGGGATGCTCACGAAGGTTTCCGGCGTGGTCGGGGGGACGCCGTCGCCCTGGCCGACGCCGATCTCGGTGCCGTACCCGATGCCGCTGTCGTTCGCGTAATACTCGCCAGTCACATCAGCCATGTGCGTGCTCCTTCAGGTCTTCGTGTGGGGTCTTGCTCTGCGGGACGGCCAAGTCGTGATAGAGGCACCGGTATTCTTGCAGCAGGCGCGCGAGGCGCAGCGCGTCGGGTTCATAGAGCGGCGCGCGTGAGACGCGGAAACAGCCGACGATCGCGATCGTGTCGAGGGTGACCAGGGATCCGCTCAACACGCGGTCGATCGCCGTCGCGACCTGTTGCACCCGGTCGTACGGATCGGGAAACGCTGGATCGAATTCGTGCGCGTAGGCGTCCACTTGCACGAGGGCCTCCCAGGCATTGACGACCCCACGCAAGTGATACCGCGCCGGTTCGGCGATGAGTTGCACGCGAATCGCCGGCAGGGTCGGCTGTTGCGGCAACTTCAGTTGATACACCCGCGTCCCGACCAGCGCGGCGACGGCCGACGCCTCGAGCAGCCAGCGGCAGACCGCGTCGGTGATCGTCATGCGTCCGCGCTCGCGCGCGTGCGCAGCTCGAGGCCCTGCCGGCGCCCGATCTGCGTCGCGCTGATGATGTCGTAGACGCGCCCGGCGGCCACGACGCGCCGGACCTTCACGACGGGGATGAGCTCGGGATCGCAATCGGCGCGATACGGGATCGTCCAGCGGCCCGCGGCCGTGCCGGCGACTTGGTTGGCCGTAAAGAATTCGGCACCGCCCTCGTCGTCGTACGCCGCCTGCACGGTCACCAGCGGCGTCCAGGTCTCGATCGGAAACTGCGACGCGCCCACACCCTCGGTCACCTGTTCAATCGTGATCGTGCGATCCCGTTGCCCCGCCGAGAGTCGCTGCAGTGACCCCGGCATCACGCAAACGCGGGATCGCAGAGTTGATCGAGCAGCGTGGTGACGTGCCGCGGCAGCTCGCCGGGCTCGATCGGCGGGCGCACGTGCTCGAGATCGTCGCCGCGATAGCGCCAGAGGTCGCCGAGCATCCGCAGGACGGCCGCGCGCACCTGGGCCGGGG